ATTTAATGCCACGCCCTATCCTTGATGGGGTTTGATATAAAACCGTTCTAACAGGCATTTTACCTCTTTACTAAAAGTTGTGTTCCTATAGAATCGGAAGCAAAAAAGTGGGCAGCAAGTATTACCTGCCCACTTACGACACAACACACAAATTTAATTCCGCAACCGTGTTGACCATGTCGCAGTCCAAGTTTTGGTGTTTTACTTTGAATAACTACTCTGAGGATGACGAACAGTCCCTTGGGGATTTTTTTACCTCCAGGTTCTGCACGTACGCTGTCATCGGACGGGAGGTTGGTGAGAGTGGTACGCCTCATCTCCAAGGATTTGTTGTTCTCAATCGTGCCCAGCGCTTGTCCTATTTGCGAAATCGCTTGTCACCCAGGGCTCATTATGAGATCGCCAGGGGTACGCCGTTGCAGGCGTCGGACTATTGTAAAAAGGATGGAGACTTCGAGGAGTGGGGTACCCTACCTGTGTCCAATCAAGGAAGACGCTCCGATCTTGATGCCGTTGTCGAGTGGATTGATGAATTCACAACCGCAAATGGTAGGCCCCCCGAGTCACCGGACTTCGCCAAGCATCAGCCCCGCGCCTACATTAAGTTCCCTCGACTTACACGAACTGCTGAACTCCGATGCCCTCCCAGACGATTGGAATTCGGAGAACTCAATGAGTGGCAACAGCACCTCCACGATGAATTGACGTTGAACGACGCAGACGATCGCAAAGTCAAATATATTATTGATGAAGAAGGTAGGAAAGGAAAGAGTTGGTTCTGTCGTTGGATGTTTTCGGAATACCCGAACGATGTTCAGATTCTTGGCGTTGGAAAAAAAGAGGATATCGCTCATATGTTGGATACAAACAAGCAGATATTCTTGGTGAACTGTGCTCGTGGCCAGATGCAGTATGTATCGACCGCGCTCTTGGAAAATATGAAGGATCGGATGGTTCCTTCTCCTAAGTATGGAAGCCGTATGAAATTGTGGTATAAAAAAGTGCATGTGGTAGTGTTTGGTAACGAAGCTCCTGATGAAACGAAAATGACCGAGGATCGTTATGATATTCAATACATTTAAATTAAACTTTAGGTTCTTTAAAATAAATGGTACAACGTCTTGTAAGGGTGAGTGCTCCACCTTCCGGTGCATCTCCAGGGTTTGCAAACATCTCATCACACCAGATTAGGAGCCATATCTTGGATTGAGCGGAGCCATCTTCAAATGTAATGCGCCGCTTGAGAGGAATCCAATCTTCATACAATTTGAAGCTTTTACCAGTTGCATAGGCATATGTAGTATTCACTGGATTTTTTGACAACAACATAAACCGCTTGTGACGGATCACGGAAAAGCGGTCTGTATTTAATGGGAGACATCTGAATTCTAGACCTCCCAATGCTGTTCCAAAGTCCTGAGCCCTTGTGTTGCCTCCTCTTGATCTAAAGAAGTCACCAGTACCAACCACTGTGGTGCCATCATTTGATCTTTTGTCATATACAACTGCAACGTTGACATACAAAGGATTGACAGTGAAATTGTTTCGCATTTCAATGCAAAGTTTGAAACCAGAGATATAACAAGTGTCACGCTGTCTCAAGTTGATTTCATTGTTAGTTCCTCTCCCTACATTTTGCATTTCCGTTGCTAGTAGGGTTCTTGTTGATAGAGGAACAGGTGTAATGTCAGTAATTGTATTGTCTCTCTTGGCAATTGCTTTTCCTGCTTTACCAATGCGCTGCAACATATTTGTAGAGGCCTTGCGCCTGCGCCGCATTGCATACCATGATCCCAATGCTGCTGCTGTAATTGCACCAGCCCTAGTGTATGGATTAAGAGCCACAGCTGTTCTAGCAGCTCTAACCATTCCCATGGTTCTAACAGGGGTCCTGCCAGTACCTAGCCGCATACCGCGACCGGCATATTTAATGCCACGCCCTATCCTTGATGGGGTTTGATATAAAACCGTTCTAACAGGCATTTTACCTCTTTACTAAAAGTTGTGTTCCTATAGAATCGGAAGCAAAAAAGTGGGCAGCA